TGAGCCTTGTACTCTTTTTTCAATTTATTAAGCCCGGACTTTTGATAATCAAGGCTATTATTAGCTTGACGTTGTTGATTTTCCAACGATGCCAAACGTGTAGTGGCTTGGTCAATCTGTTGTTGGTATTTTAGGTACTGTTCAGCAGTTTCAGCGGTACTTCCTTTTAATTGAGATTGTTCTTGTTTCAGTTTCTCAATCTTTTGTTGTTGATTTTGGATAGCGTTACCCAAACCGTCATACTTAGCTTGTGCCGCTCCCAAATAGTCACCAGCGCTACGCATTTGGCTTTCTTGCGCCTTCCAAGCGTTAGTAGAGCTATTGACTAACTGAGTTAACCGCTTAATCGAGTTAGCCGCTTGTAGCGTATCTAAGGCGATTTCCGTGGACATGGTAGCTTGTACTTTTGCCATGTATTTATTTTCCTCCTTTCCTTAAAAATTTAGAGTAAAGATATTGGGTCTACCATCCTATCTCCTTCCTCTTTGGCATTTAAGATTTTCATTAACTCATAATAATCAGTGTCGTAATACTGATCTAGCGTCCATCCAAAACCTTGAATTGATTTCTTAGCAATGAGTTTTAAATCTTCGATTTTATTTTCTAAATCAAAAATCTGTTCGCCCTTAGATTTTAGTCTTTTGGGTCTACTTCACCGTCCGAAACTTCAAGTTGTTCGTCTGTCAAGCCGTACATATAGCCAACCAATTTTTCAGCAATTTCCTGTGTACGCTCATTGTCTAAGTCAAGCAATTTATCATAAGCTTCATCATCCAAGTTGAGAATGGCACGGATGAAACTAAGCATTTCTTTCAAAATGGTATAGCTTGCTTGTGCTTGTTCCTTATTATCAGCGTTTTCAGCAGTATCACTGACTTTTAGCACTTCGAGTTGATATTCGTGCATACGCAATACATTACGATTGCTTGTGGCTACTTTAAAAGCTTTCTTGCTAAGTTCTGGAATTTGAATAGTTCTGATTTCCATTTATCTTTACTCCTTTAACAAAAATAGAGGTCAGGCCACAAGCCCGACCTCTTGTGATTTATTTAATTATTATCCACCAACCACGGCTGAAGCTCCAGCGCTGAGAACGTATCCGCCAAAAACTTCTTTATACATGTTAGCTTTATCAAAAGTTGATGCCCCAGAAAAGTATTTCTTGAATGGCTCGTCGTTAAATGAGATTGCTGACAATGCGTTGAATGTCATATTATCATCATGACGAGTTTGAGCGGTATCTGTGTCGGTTGCAACGTTTTGAGCAGATTCTTGCATAATTCCGTTAGCAAAACCAAAGAATACTGAGTGTTTGCGGTCAAGTGTTTCAGATTCAATCAATACTGCTGTGTGTGGTTTTTCACCATCCATCACGTAACCGCCTTTGCCATCTGCTTTGAAACCAAGCATTTTTTGTTTAATGTCAAAGTCAAGGTTGTTAAAGTCAAATGCGACTGTTGGTGAACCTGGCGCAATCATAACATCTTGCACTGAGTTGTTCCCTGGTACTTTAGTAGCTTGTCCTTCTAAGTTGGAAATATTAGCGGTACGAGTACCAAGCATAGTTGAATCAACTTCAATCACACCATCAGTTGAAAGGCCGTCAGCGCCTTTAAGTAGTTTTTGGGTTTTAGGGTCAACCAAAGCAAGGCGAACCATTTTCAAACCTACAATTGCCATATAGTAATTTCTCCTTTGTTAAATTAATTTATCGAGAGCAACAAAAAAGACCGCCGTGATTTGTAGTGTATCGGGGTCTATACTATGTTCTCTCATATCGGTAATTGAGTAGTGTTCAGATTTTAGAAACTTCATCAATTTCATTTCAAAGGCTTCAATATCAAAATCAATATCAGCCTTGTAAAAAATCTGTACTTCTACTCTATCCGTCTTACTGAAAAAGGTGTTGTTTCCGCTTAAATCAAGTGAGGGATTGCTTTCTGTGAGCAAAACGATTGTCTTATCGGTGTTTTCTTCGAGCTCTTTGGGCAAGTTGTTTGCATATACTTCGCTTATTTCACCAAATCCTTTACCCTCAATCAGCTCTTTTAAATTTACGGTTGCTAACACTTAATCACACCCCTCCTTTTCTACGAATGAGTTTTTCATACTCCTCTTTTTCTGCTAATAGCACTTTGTTTTGCACTGCGCTATCGTTTTGGACATTGGTGACGAAATGATCAGCACGATATTTTTTAGTGCAGTCATTTAAACGTCTAGCGTTTTGGGCGTGGTAATTATTTTTCCATCCTACGGTCGCCACACCATTCTTTCTGCCGTCCGCATTAGTGGACTGGACAGATAAACCGTCAGCCATGTGCCCATACTTCAAATGTTTCTTATTTGAGTAGTGTTTCTCACGAGTTACATCTTCTAGCTCTTTTTGAAACACCTTTGCGCCAGCGGTGGTAATCTTAGCTTGTTCCGCTGGTGTTAAGTCGCTAATACTAGCTACTGTTTCAAGCCAGCCCTCTAGCGCTTCATCAAGCCCTACCATAGTCATCACCCAACTTTCTTATGCTTACGCAAAGTCAGAAAGTCGTAGTGGTTAAGTCCAAAGTTTTCGTTTGGGCTGATTCGCACAATATCATACTGATCGCCATTCAAGACAACTACTTGACCTTCTATAACTTTGGCATTATGACGGATGATGATAACTCTTGTATCACTTTCGCCATTTTGTTGAGCTAGATACTCTTGGTTGAGTGTGCGAGTATGAGGTTTATAGTGCAATGTAAACTGTTTAACGAATTTTGGAACACTTATACCCGTAAACTTGTTGGGTGTGCTTTGGTATGTACCAAAATCAGCTTTGAAACGAAAGTCTGATGGTAAGTATCTAACTTTAGCCATTAGTCACCTCTTCCCTCACTATACGTTGCATATAAGCCCCTTAGTTGCCCGATTATGCTATTCAAAGTTAAATTGATAGGATAAGTCGTTGTGTCGGATAAAGCCACTCTGTAAGTAAAATACGAGCTTGTGAGGGCTATTACAGCCGTGTCAAACAAAGATTCTACACTGTCAAGGTCGTAGAATTTCTGATCGCTACCGACTGCGTTGATGATGAACTGTTGAGCTGATTCGATGTAAGCTGGAATGAGTGCAGTGTCGTCTGTCTAATCCAGATTGAGGGTCTGCATGATGGTTTCCTTAGATACACTCATTACTTACCTCCTAATTAAGCCCCAGCAGTTGAAAGATTAGCTTTTTGGTCAGCAATTGCTTTGAATGTTGCTGGCACAAACGCTTCTTCATCGGTTTTAACGACATCGAAACGGTCAATAACACGTACTTTAGTAGTGTCAGTTTCAAACGCACCGCCACCGATGTTAGTTGAAAGCAATGACAAGTGTTGACGGTCAAACAATGTTACTGCTTGTCTCAAGTCGCCGAAGTAAAGCGGCATAACTCCGCCAGTAGCATTTGCAAGCCAACGGTCAGAAACTTCTTTAACTGAGAATCCATCGATTGAATACCCAGTAGGTGATTTCACATCACGTTCCATGAGGTAATCGCCCATTGCGTTCTTAACTTTTTTAAGAGCAGTGAAGCCGGAAGTATTAGTCAAGAAGAATGAAGTTTGTTTGATAGCTGGGTCAACTTTAGCTTCAAGGTCAATAATGTCATCCCATTTAGTCAATGTTGGCTTAGTTGGGAGCACTGCAATAACATCCAAGATAGCTTTGTTGCGAGTGACAACAACTTTCTTGGCAATCCAACCAGACAACCACGCAAGGATGTTTTCAGCAGAATCAGCAAGCAAGCTGTTAGTTACTGTTGAGATACCAGCATAGCGTTTGATAGCGTAGCGAATGAGAGAGAGTTTTGGATCATCATTAGCACCGATTTGTCCAGCTTCATCATCAATTTTGTTAAGTCCAGTAATGTCAGCCCATTTTTCGTAAACACGAGAACCAGTAAGAGTTGTTACGTTTTCAACGTTTACATACTCTTGCAATGAATCGTATTGACGAACCAATGTATTGATAGCCGTACGAATATCTTGTGGGATAGTAAAGCCAGCGTCAGCACCAGTCCCGTCTGTTTTAGAATCGAGCAAGTTTTGGTAACGACCACGAACAAGGTTTTTAAAGTCTTTAACAAAGTTAGCTTTAACTTCTTCTTCGTTTTCAGTCAAAGGTTGTTTTTCTTCCTCTGACATATTAGCCACTTCGCTCGTGCGAGCTTCAGTATATTGTTCTTTGAACATGTCACGCTTCATTTTGGCAGTGTCACGCTCGTTTTTGATTGCTTGCAATTCTTCAGCGGTTACTGAATCGTCAAGCATAGCTACGTTAAGTTTTTCATTCAAGTTTTCGACCTTGTCGCCTTGCGCAATCCAAAGGTCATGCAATTCGTTTGATGTTTTCATTAATCATCTTCCTTTCATTTTTCAAGTAAAATTGCCAATTTCTGCTCACGCGAAGAATTGGTTTTAGGTGTAGCAATCATATTCTTAAATTTAGTGATTGCTGATTTGCTTGGTAGTTGATGTACGGCGTTCGTAACCATGATTTCTTCTTCATCATCATCAAAGAACATGATTTCGTCCGCAAAGCCTTTATCAACGGCAGTTTTAGCATTAAGCCATGTTTCTTTAGCCATAAGGTCTAGTAATTCCGGTTGTTTAAGACCAGTCTTCATTTCATAAGCCAATGCGATAGACTCATCAATGCTATTCAATACCGCTGATTGATGCTCTAGGTCATCGCTATTTCCAATGATGCCAGTAGACGCTTTGTGAATCATGATATGTGCCGTTGGGCTGATACGCACGGTATCACCAGCCATAGAAATGACACTCGCAGCACTAGCCGCAAGCCCTTGCACATTAACCACAATACGCTTGCCACTTGCTTTTAGCATGGTATAGATTTCACTAGC